ACCCTTAAAGGTGCTGTCTAGAGATGCGAAAACTTCATCTGCTGATGCACCTGCCTTAATAAGTTTTGCTGTCTCTGGGGAGAGTTTTTTAAGCGCACCGAACTGACCAGAGTACGCCTGTGCGACGGCCTTACTGGTTGCCGCTAATGGCTTGCCTGTGGCTGCGCTGACATTTTGCGCAGTAGTTAGAAGCTTCTGTGCTTTAGTGACATCCTTAGTAGACCTGGATATGGCAGCCAGGGCTGGGCGAAGTTCTGTGTCGGCGGTACCAGTGGCTAAGGCTGTGCTCGTTATCCACTTTTCCACGCTTGCGATCTGTGCATCAGTTGCACCGGTCGTATTCTTCAGCGAGTTTGCTAACTGCGCTGCAGCTGCTTCATCTTCCATTGCAGCCTTAGCGAAGTCATACGCCGCATACGCTGCACCAGCAATACCTGCCGCTGCCGAAGCCATGCCTATCTTTAGCGACTTGCTGAGTTTGTCGCTGGAATCCTTCAGACCAGTAAATGCCTTCTGTGCCTGCTTTACGCCCTTGTCGTTAAATGACGAAATAATGGGTACACCGAGCATTTAGATAATCCTTTCAATCTTGCGCACTACATCTTTCACCAGTTGCACCATCTCTGCTTCGATTAGGTGCTTATTGGCGTAGACAGCGCCGCCGATGACACGAGTGTGCCCTGGTCGTAATGTGCCTAGTGCTGTGCCCAGTGGGTTCACAGTGGCACGACCTGCCGACTCGAAAATAGCCCACCCTGGGTTGCTCTGCTGAATGACGATGACACCAGTGGTGCGGTAGCCAGTCTGCACTGCGACCTTTACGCCGCTACGAGCTTTAGACAGGTCTAGTGGAAACACTCCACGCTTACGATTACCGCCGCCTGACCAGGCTCTGCTCATACCGGAAAGGGGTACGAACTTATAAGCGTTAGCCACAGCGGAAACTACAGGTGCACCGATCTGCTGGGCGTTCTGCTTAAATTCCTTGCGCAGCTCAGGGTCTACCTTGTTCAGTGCGATGAGCGCCTTTTTAAGTCCCTCGAATTCCACCTGAATTTCGGCACTCATTTTTTTCGGCTCTCGTTAATTATGCGCACTACTGTCGCTAGGTCTTGTAAGTCAAATTCTATGTGGGTATCCCACCAGCCTGTGGCTACCAGTACCTGCGCTAATAGGTGCCGATGGGTACCCGTTACATAGGGTTTACGGGTTCATCCTCTACCACTTCGATATTCTCGATGTGCTTCAGATAGTCATCAAATACCACAGGACATTCAATGCCTGCAGCCTTCGCTGATTCATATGCCAGGTATGCAAGGTCTTCCATGCCGATGCCCTCAGCAAGCTTCGATGCTTTAGTGCGGTACTTTCGTTCCCACAGCACCACAGTATGCAGGTTCGTGCTGACGGTATAGGGCGCTTGCCCCTGGTAATCCACTCGCAGTGTGAGTTTCATTTTTCGCCCCTTTCAGTGGCTTTAGATCAGGCTGTGACCTCTGAGTAGACCCCACCCTTAAAGGTGATGTCGATGCTGGAAATCTCGCCCAGAGTTGTATTCAGCACTGGGAGTGATTCCAAGTAGCTGCCGGTGAGTACCATTTTCGGCGAGTTTGCGCTGAGTGTGCTCGATGGTGATACTGACACTGTGGTGCGGGTACCGACCAGGCTCTTTAATGTGGCGAAAACTTCAGCAGCGCCATAGGTCATGTACAGCGAAATTGTGAGTTCGTCATCTGCGAGCGTTGCGCCGTATGAGCGTGATGTCTCGCCATACGCAGTTACATCTGCACTTGTGATATTTCGGGTGAGTGTCGCAGCTGTGGCGAATCCGGTCAGCACGACAGAGTTTACTGTCACTACTGGATTAGAAAGATATGTGCTAGTTGCCATTGTGATCAGTCCTCTGTCTTAGCGGTTTTGGTTTTGCTGTCGGTCTTTATGAAGCCACCCTCGATAAGTGCTTCTACATTCACGCCCTCTTCAGGAATAAATTCTTCTCCTGGTGTCCCCACCAGTTCGCTCACGATGATGTACTTCATGCTGCCTGTGCCTTAATTCGGATAGTTAAATCGTAGGCAGGTAAATCCTGCCCACCGATGGAAAGACTAACTGGTCTGCCAGTAGTGACTGCGACATTCTTAGTTAAAAGTGAAGCGCAAATTCCGAGCACCTGACGCAGCGCATCGAGGTTAGGGTAACCAGTTCCGATTACCCGAATAGGAAAGGTCATATCGGCGATGTTTGCGTTATAAGCCTCAAAGGATGGAGCATCCAGGAATACGCAGGGGGGGTTTATATTCCTGGGGTCAGTGACCACTCGAAGACCGGTGATAGTTGCCAGAGTTGTAGCGATGTCGTCGATGGTCTCATTAAATAGGTCGGTGTATGCCATCACGCTACCTGGGGGCGGTTAATGCCTAGAAGCTGGAGCACCATCGGTGTGATGCCGTTAGATGCCTGGATACCCATACCATCAAATGATGCGATGGAGTTAAAACTGCCTCGCTGACGATAGTAAGCAGCGCCGACCATGATGGTGCCCAGTTTGACATCGCCGCTAGGCACTGTGCTGAGAGATTCCTGGAGATAGCCAGACTCGACTCTGCGCCTAAAACTGAATGCGTTAGCAGCTGCTGCGCACTGTGTCAGGAAGGCTGCATCGGTACCTGAAATTTCCAGACCAATGTAGTCCTGGATATCTGTCGCCGTTATCCAGGTGCAGGTGGGGGCGAATGTCAGCGTTCCTGTCGAATTGGTGGTGACACGATCTACATCGTTACCGACCTGGTAATAGAGAACCTGGTTAGGCACTGGGGTCAGCGCATCGAAGTGCAGATTCCCTTCGGTGTCGGTACCGGTGTAGAGATACTCAGGGCAGGCGTATGCCACGAATGTGCCATTCCATGCAGCGCCTAAGCCTGCGATGGTGAATGACTGACCTGGTGAGATGTCAGTGCCCACCAGCGTCTGGATAACTGCGTAATTATCCAAGCGCTGCTGGAATGTAACTGTATAGACCGACATGGAAGTCAGTCCCCCTTCGCTAATTAAGCCTGGGTGATCTTGCGAATCATTCCTGGGATGGCTGCGAATGTCGAGACATAGCCGTAGTAGCTGAAGATGCGACCGAGGACTTCTGGGTCTTCCACCGACATGATTCCACGCTGAGCCTCGTAATACTCGAAGGCATCGCCATTACCTGTACCGGCACGAGTAATCACCATTGTCTTCGCAGCGAAGTTGCTGTCCACGACCAATTCCAGACCGAGTGGGTTACCGTTCCATGAGGTGGCGTTCTGTGAGCCCAGGCGGTTCATGCCTGTAAGACCAGCGCCTACGAATGGGAAGAGTGGTGCGTTGGTGCTGTCCACTGTCTGACCGAGCTGTGCCCACACATCAGGTGAAACGAACATATGGGTCGGGAACCAGTTACGACCATTCGAGATGTCAGCGGCTGCATCGTAGATGCTCTTCACAAGGTCGGCGGCGGTGCCATCCCATACGCCCGAAGATGTCGCAGCGGAAAGAAGGTTGTCTGCTGCGAAATTGTCCGAAGCGTAGAGCCATTCACCCATCAAGTCCTGAAGTACAAGCTGCATCGCTGCAGGGCTCGTAAAGTCAACATCTTGCATGGAGAATTTCACCTTTCCGGCGAGGGTTGTCTTGCTGACCAGGTTCTGGGCGATCTGCATTGACTGACCGGTAACTGCACCGAGTTCTGCAGACTGTGTGCCGACTGCTGTGTGGGTCGTAATTGTTGGGCGCACGAATTGCTTCTGAGCGCCGCCATCTGGATACGCACGAGCGCCCAGTGCATTAATGGTCGGGCGCACGAAGTTAATGTCCTGCACCAATGGTGCGAGCACTGGCAAGGGCAAGAGACCAGGCGTATTTTCGGTGTTCGTGTCGCCACCTGTGCCTGCAGCTGCTTCAAGCGCTGACTGGTTCTTCACTGCGTTTTCACGGTATGCAGCATTTACTCGTGCGAATGTCTCGCCACCGATGTGCATCGCTGCGAGATATTCGCCAGCGGATGGCATACGGAATTCACGCTTCGGCTGCGCTGGAATAGGTGCGGTAGGAATCGCTGCTGCTTCTACTGCCTCAGCTGGTGCTGGTGTTGCTTCCACTGTTGTCTCCTCGACTGGTTCTGTGGGTTCTTCTGTTGTGTCGGGAGTTTCAGCTGACGCTGCCACATCGGTGATGGTAGCACCAGAGAACGCTGGAATGGGGACAAGTGATAACTCCAGCCATTCTGCTGCAGTTACTACGAGTCGCCCCTGGGAATCTTCGGTGGCATCGATGAT